ATATTTTTGATATGTATTGGGATAAGTTTCGTGAAGGTATTAAGTCTATAAAGTTTGGACATGGTAAGATCAGTCCTAAACTCTGGGGATATAAATCGCCCGAAAAGAAAAAGCGAAAGTAATTTCCCTAGTTGGGGGAAAAAATCCCGGCAAAATTTTTTCGCGTGAAGGTTTTTACAAATCTTCACGCTTTTTGGTATAATATGGATACTATTTGGTATCTATTATTACCATTTACACACAAAACTTGCATATATAGGATTGATAGGAGTATACTAACCTCCTAACGTTCATCCTATGACTAAAGCACTTTTGCTTTTGGCATGGGTTCCACTTCTTTCTGTTTCAACGCCACAACTCAAATCATATCCAGTGACTATAAGTTGTGACGCAGCGTGGGAACTAATGGACATCGTTAAAAACGACGATGTAGTCCACCAACGAATGGAAGACCGATTGCTATTAGAACTCCGAAAGGATGTAGTCCAAAGGTGCTAAAAATTAAATAGGACGGAAGTAAGCCGACTCGGAACGGATCGTTCATCTATGGAAACACTCTTACTAACTTGTTTGCAAGCACAATTAATGACAGGAAGAGTTCTCAAAGCAGACATTCCTGTTCAAGCAAAGAACGATTTAATTTGGGAGATCAAGCAGGTCTCACCAAAGGAGTGTAAAATAGACGCAAAAGCCGACTGAAGGAACGCTCTTTAACCTAAAAAACTAAGGAGAACCCTAATGTCTAAAGTCGTTTACAGAGGAGTTGAGTACGATACCGAAAAGCGTATCGCATATCAACAGCAAATGATGCAACAACCCCAACAACAAAATGAAGTCTATCGTGGCATCAAGTTTGTAAAAGAGGGGCACAAATGATGAAAAAGCTAAACTTCCTGCAACTCATCAAAGAACAAAAACAAAAAGAAGAACGTCGTTATCAGGCACAACTAGCACAACTAGTTGGAGCAAAATAATGATACAATCAATTCTTTCTATTACAGCTGGAATTGCTTTAACCACAATGTTTCTATCTCTATACATCCAATGGATTTACCGGTAATGGATTATCATTACCACTGGGATGATATGGACAAAGATAGTAGAGATCCAGCATGTTATCAACTTACATATCGTGGTTGTAAGTATTGGTCTTGTTATCGAATACATCTCAGAGAGTGGTTTGAGCAAGTTTTAGATATCGAACCAATATTTAATAGGAAGGGTTGATCCCTTCCTTTTTTTATGTTATGATACCCTGAGTGAAAAGTATTCCATGGACAAAGACAAACTAAAATTGATTGTCCGTAATCTTGAACTCTTGGTCGATTCTCTAAAAGCAGAAGTTTATTCGGACGTGTCCGCATATTCTTATACAGATCCAGAAGTTAGAAAAAGACCTATTTTAGATTACGATGAAATTTTTGAGGATTCTGATTTAGATGACTAGTAGAGCACGAAAACTTATTAAACTTCTTGAAAGATTGGTAAAGCAAGAACATCTTTATACTGATGAAAAAATCAGAGAAATGAAAGCACAATTGCGAACTCTTAAAGAAGAACTTGCAAAGATTGAAGCACAAACAACAAAAGGATTCGGAAAGAAATGACTGTAAAACTCATTAGTGTAACACCAGATGCAGAACAGACAATGGCGTATGTTGCTAGAGTGTCTAACCCTAGTAACCAAGACAATGAGAACTATGCGGGGCTACTACGTTATTGCATTAAGCATAATCATTGGTCTGTGTTTGAGCAGTCTTCTATGACGCTTGAGATTGAGACGACTCGTGGTATTGCAGCACAAATTCTCCGCCATCGCAGTTTTACATTTCAAGAGTTTTCTCAGCGTTATGCTGATAGTTCTTTAATTTCTGAATATATTCCTGTCCCAGATCTTCGTCGTCAGGATACTAAGAATCGCCAGAATTCGATTGACGACATCGGTGAGTATGAGAAACTGAGTCTTCAGAGTAAGATTCAAGAGCATTTTGCACACTCTATGCAACTCTACAAGGAACTTCTTGCTCATGGGGTTGCAAAGGAGTGCGCTCGCTTTGTACTGCCCTTAGCGACGCCTACACGCATTTATATGACGGGATCTTGCCGTAGTTGGATTCATTATATCAATCTTCGTTCGGCAAATGGAACTCAGAAGGAGCATATGGACATTGCTCTTGAATGTAAGAAGGTATTTACCGAACAATTCCCAACTGTTGCCGAAGCTCTTGAGTGGGTCTAAATAAATTATCTTGAATTTCTAACAATGCCTGTATACCCTGTAGTGAATACAAAAACTGGTGAACAGAAAGAAGTGGAAATGAGTATCCACGACTGGGACCAGTGGAAAAATGATAATCCAGACTGGATCCGCGATTGGTCCGATCCATCAACTTGTCCACAACCTGGAGAAGTTGGTGAATGGAGAAATAAATTAATTAATCGTAATCCTGGATGGAATGATGTCCTTGCAAAAGCTGCAAAAGCACCTGGTTCTACTGTAAAGAAACTCTAATGGCAAGACGGAAAAGAGGAAATAGTGATCAACCTATCGGAGTTGGTCTGACAGCAAAACAAATGAAGAGGAGAAAACCTCTCAGTTCTGAATATTTGATTGATATTGATCCCCTTACAGACAATCAAAAACGTCTGTTTGAATCCTATACTGCCGGAAAACATTTGGTTGCTTATGGTTGTGCAGGAACAGGTAAGACCTTTATCACTCTTTATAATGCTCTTTGTGATGTTTTAGATGAGAGAACACCTTATGAGAGAATCTATCTTGTTCGTTCTCTTGTAGCAACTCGTGAGATTGGTTTCCTTCCTGGTTCTCACGAAGATAAGGCAGACATTTATCAAATTCCTTACAAGAATATGGTGAAGTATATGTTCCAGATGCCTTCTGATGCTGACTTTGAGATGCTTTATGGCAATCTTAAATCACAAGAAACAATCAAGTTCTGGTCCACTTCATTCTTGCGTGGTACAACTCTCGACAACTCTATTGTAATTGTTGACGAATTTCAAAATCTTAACTTCCATGAATTGGATTCTATTATCACTCGTGTAGGTGAAAATACTAAAATTTGTTTCTGTGGCGATGCTTCTCAATCGGATTTACAGAAAACAAATGAGCGCAATGGTATTGTGGATTTTATGACCGTATTGCGTAAAATGCCTTCTTTTGATATAATTGAGTTCGGTGTAGACGACATTGTTCGTTCTGGACTTGTTAAAGAATACATCATTGCAAAAATGGAAGCAGGTTTTTAATGTTTAGTCATGTTGATATTGAACTTCCTCAGTTGGAACGTGAAACCATTGACGGTGTAAGATATTACAAAGTTCCAGATGAGGAAGAACTTCTTAGACTGGTCTCCATCACTTCGGTGACCAGTCATTTTAACAAGGAAATTTTTGTTAACTGGCGCAAAAAAGTTGGAGAAGAAGAAGCAGAACGTATTACAAAAGCGGCAACAAGTCGCGGAACTGATATGCATTCTCTTGTAGAGAACTACCTCTACAATCGTGATCTTCCTTCTGTTCAACCTATCTCAGATTTTCTATTTAAGATTTCTAAACAAAATCTAAATCGTATAAATAATATTTACGCCCTTGAAGGTTCGCTATATAGTAAGCAACTGGGTGTTGCTGGGACAGTTGATTGTATTGCCGAATATGACGGCGAATTAGCGATAATCGACTTTAAGACTTCTAAAAAACCAAAACCACGAGAGTGGATCGAACATTATTTTGTTCAATGTATGGCATATGGTTGTATGTTGTACGAACTGACTGGCATTTCGGTCAAAAAACTTGTAATTATCATGGCATGTGAAAATGGAGAATGCGTCGTCTATGAAGAACGAGACAAATCAAAATACATCAAACTTCTCAGTGAATACATTAGAAAGTTTGTTAGAGATAAACTGGAATTCTATGGAACCAAATAAAGAATTAGAACAAGCAATAGAGAATAAGTTTTTAACCCCATCTAAGTTTGCTCTTGAGATTGAAAAAATTGTTGCTGAAGAAAACTTCAATTATATTGATGCAATTTGTCACTATTGCGAAATCAATAGTCTTGAGATAGAATCAATAACAAAACTCATTTCAAAACCTTTGAAAGAGAGATTGAAATGGGACGCAACTCGTCTCAATTTTATGAAACAAACTTCGAGAGCAAAACTTCCACTATGAGTCCTTTTGAGACATACCAAACTTATCTTTCGATGAAAAGTCATTTTACGAATAGTAAATATGACTTTTTTAAGTATGGTGGCAAATCTAGAGCAACAGTCACCTCATTCAACAAACGTAAAGACAAATACTGGTTCGAGAAGACAAGTCGTAAATATTCGGATAAGGAAATAGTCGATTTTTTATTATCAAACTTTGTAGCAACAGATTCCCCGAGCAACTTATGGATTGGCGAAATTATCAATTCTGGAGAAAGGACTTACGCAGATTGGATGCGAAGGCAACAGAGTTTGACCTACTTGTTCAAAGAGCAAAGCAACGAATTGTTCTCGGAGACAAAATTAGAGGATGCTCTGAACTGTTCCAAAGGACACCCACCAGTCCTCAAAAGGTTTCTAAGCGGGAGATTATCTCCAGAAACCTTCGTAATCTACGACAAAATCTTTTCTTTTTCAAAGGATTTTGATAAGAAACTTCTTGATCCAGTGTGGGAAACCGTCAGTTTGAAAATTAAAAAGTATAATCCGTTTCTAAATATTGACGTATTCCAATTTAAAAAAATTTTACGGGACATTGTAAATGAGTAGCTTTTTTGATTCTGATATTATTCAGGAAGAACTGAAAGAAATCAATAAGTTGCAAGAAGAGATTTACGGAAGTATTCTCACTTTTGGTGGAATGTCTCGTGAGACCAAGCTGGAACACATTGAAAAACTTGAGATCTTGCTCGAAAAGCAAAGAGTGATGTATACTAGGTTGTCCCTTTCAGACGACCCCGAAGCGGTTGAAATGAAAGAGAACCTACGCAAATCAGTGGCACTGATGGGATTCCCACCAGAGACTGATATGCAAGTATTATTCAGTAGTATGAACAAAACCATTGAATCCCTCAAGCAATACATTGACCGCTGAGGCAATCTCTGTTATACTATCCGAGTAATCCCCCGAATCCAATTAATCCGAGGTAATCCAAATGTCTTTCGCAGACC